TTACTGATGATGACGATACTACAATTCCACTAAGTGGTTATTTTACAGAAGATGGAGTACCAATTACCATTACAGCAGATGATGTACCAGGAAAAATAGTTGGAGCAGCTAGAACAATTGGTTTAACAGCAGCTGAAATAGCTTTAGCTTTTACTCCTTATCAATTATTTAAATTATCTAAATTACCCGCAACTAAAATAACTAAAGTTTTAAAAGGAGCTTTAAATCTCGGAATACCGGGATTTGGATTTGGAGTTGGTTACAGTAGTTTAAGATCAAAAGAAGATGTTGAGGAGCAAAGAAGAAGTGACATTGTTGCAGATATGGATGCGGCTCAAGCAGCTAAAGATGCTGCAGCAGATAAAGCACGTAAAGAACAAACAGATTTCGGTGTATCACAAAATCCAATTTTAAATAAAGCAGATGGAGGATTGATAGGTGATTACTTAGAAGTTGGATCTATTCCTCACCCTACTGGTTTTGCTTATGGAGGCGATACAACACCTGGTCCGTTCTCCGAGTCTATGCAAACAGGATTAGAAGAAGAAATAGATATAAAGGATTTAGATTTAGGACCAGCCTATGAAGGTTTTGAAGATTTAGATATTTTTGAAGAAGCTAGAAGAGAAGGTTATGAACCTGTTGAGGTAGCATTAAATCTTAATAAGGTAGTAGGTGCAGTACCAAAATGGGTTAAGCAAGGAAAAGAAAGAGTTAAGATGTATATTGATAATATATTACCTGGTCCTAACACACCTGAAACAGGAACCGATGTTGCTATTGTGGATGACGTCGTAGAAAACGTTACACCACTGACTCGTTCAGAACCAGGACAAATTTTTTATCATCAAATGGAAGCAGAGTTAGAGCAAGGACCAAAAGTATATAATAGTGCTAAAGAGGTTTATGATTTTTTAAATGCAAGAGGAATTGGAAAAGTAGAAGTTATTGATTCGGAAATAAAACCAATGCTAGAAAAACTAGAAAGTATGGGTCAACCAATCACAAGAGAAATGTTATTAGGCGTGGTTCGTGAGTCGCCAGTCAGGAATGTTAAGTCAGCGGGATATGGATTTTTATCCGATACTTTGGATGGCACAGAAAGAGGTTTAAAATATTCTGGTTACAAAGAAGATGGAATAATACCAGATACAGATAGAGAACGTGTGTTGTACATTGATCCTAAAGATCTACGTGGTGATACCGGAAAATTACCATCTTCTGTTAGTTCACATAGTTTTGAAGAACCTTACATTATAGCTTGGTCGCGGCTCTCGGACCGTGATCTAGGAGGAGCGTTTAGTGGAAAAACAGTAACGTTCGCAGACGAAATACAATCGGATATTTTTCAAGCATCACAAAGAGTAGCTGGAAGGTTAGCAGCAAAGATGCGCCATATGGCAGATCAAAACATACCGTTTGATGAAATTTCAAATGAATTACAACGAGACATGTTAAAATATTTTAAAGATAAAGGAAGTGTTTTTAGAGAAAGTATGCCAAGTGCTTCCGCTCTTAAAGTAGAATACGACAAGTTAGTATCATTACAAAATCAATTAAGAGAACTATCAAGAACACCTGTTCCTGAAATTACAGATGATATGTTAAAAGCAGCAAAAAATGTAGAAGCACAACAAATAGCTATTTTAGATGGATTAGTAGATGAGTTTAATTTACAATTAAACAAACAGCTATTTCCTAACTTACCATTTAAACTAAGAGATCAATGGGCGGATGCATCTATTAAAAGAGATATTTACGAAGCAGCATATCGTAAGTTTGTTTTAAAAGATCCAAACGCTACTGATTTCTATGCAATCACACCTGCTAATTTAGTAACAAAAAGATACAATCACCAAGGTTCATCGGCAACACCACAAGCAGACAGAATAGCGGACAAAAAACGCAGATTAGACAGTTGGATTAGTGGGGGTATGGAAGGTGATATAGCTAGTTCAAGGTATCCCGGTGTAGGTATGTATGAATTTTATGGTGGTCCAGGAGAAGATGTTGTAACAGAAAGTGGTAAACACTTTACGTCATCTATGGAGAAATCACTTAAACGTATTGCAAAAGAGAACAACGTAAAATTAGAAGTTTTACCAGTGAGAATATCAAGTGGTAAACGAGAAGTATTTCAAATTGTAGATGAAAATACAGGTAAGGTTTTAGGTGTAGCAAACACAGGAAGACAAGCAGATGCGATTGCAAATGACATAATGGATAATAAGGATAAATATTATCCTGGTATAAAGATTCGTTTACAAAGATCTGAAGAGTTTGACACAGCACCTAGTTTTGGTGTAGAATTGACGCCTTCTATGGCAGAGGCATTCAAGGCATATATGGCCTCTGGTGGCTATGTTGCAGACGAAGAAATAGTAGGAGCTTATGGCGATTGATAATATAGATAAAAGAATACAAAACCCTATTTCACCTGAACCACAAGATTATGATAAAGGTACTATTCCAGTTGATATAAACGGAGTTGAAATAACTGATGATGTAGAAATATTAGAAGATGGTTCTGCTATTGTTGGTGATCAAGTAGAAGATATACAAGTTGATTTTAATACAAACATTGCAGAAGTATTAGATGAAAAAGAATTAGGTAAACTTTCTTCTGAGTTAATGGAGAAGGTAGAAAATGATAAATCATCAAGAAAAGAATGGTCAGAAACATATCGTAAAGGATTAGATCTTTTAGGCTTTAAATATCAAAATAGATCACAACCTTTTCAAGGAGCAAGTAGTGTTACACATCCAATGTTAGCGGAATCGGTAACACAGTTTCAAGCACAAGCATATAGAGAATTATTACCAGCAGGTGGTCCAGTTAACACACAAGTAATTGGAAAAATAGATCCTGCAAAAGAAGAACAAGCACAACGTGTAAAAGAATTTATGAATTATCAAATTATGCATGTGATGGAAGAGTATGATCCTGAATTAGATCAAATGTTGTTTCACTTACCTCTTGCAGGTTCGGCATTTAAAAAAGTTTATTATGATGATGTATTACAGCGAGCTGTTTCTAAGTTTGTATCAGCAGATGATTTATTAGTTCCCTACACAGCAACAGATTTATATTCTACTGAAAGAATTACGCATATTGTTAAGATGAATGAAAATGAAATTCGTAAGCAACAAGTAGCGGGTTTCTATCGTGATGTTCCAGTACAATCATTAGACAATGAAGATCGTGTTACAGAAAAAGAAAGACAAATAGAAGGTATTCAAGATACTGGAATGGAAGACGAATATACTTTGTTTGAAATGCATATTGATTTAAATATTGCAGGTATAGATAGTGACGACGGAATTAAAGTTCCATATATCGTAACAATTGATGAAGGATCTACACAAGTTCTCTCTATTTACAGAAACTACAAAGAAGATGATCCTCTTAAAAAGAAAAACAAATATTTTGTCCACTATAAGTTTTTGCCTGGCATGGGTTTTTATGGTTTTGGTCTTATCCACATGCTCGGGGGATTATCAAGAACTGCCACAGCAGCACTTAGACAACTTCTCGATGCAGGTACGTTGTCCAATCTCCCTGCAGGTTTTAAAGCTAGAGGGTTGCGAGTTAAGGACGATGATTCACCACTCCAACCAGGAGAATTCAGAGATGTAGATGCACCTGGTGGAAGTCTGCGTGAAGGATTGATGCCATTACCTTACAAAGAACCAAGTCAAACATTATTTCAATTATTGGGTTTTGTTGTAGAAGCAGGTACTCGTTTTGCTACTATTGCTGATCAAAAAATAGGAGACGCTGCAGGATCGGGTGCTCCTGTTGGAACAACAATGGCGATAATGGAAAGAGGCACTAGAGTAATGAGTGCTATACATAAACGATTACATTATGCACAAAAGGTAGAGTTTGATATTCTTTCTAATATTTTTAAAGAGTCTTTATCTCCTACTTATCCTTACAAACCATCTGGTCAACAAGGATTTGAAATGGTTAAACAACAAGACTTTGATGACAGAATAGATGTTATACCTGTTTCTGATCCAAATATATTTTCTATGTCTCAACGTGTTACGTTGGCACAAACACAATTACAATTAGCACAAGCTGATCCTGCTTCGCACAACATGTATGAAGCATATAGAAGAATGTATGAGGCACTTGGTGTAAAAGATATTGTTTCAATTTTACCAACACCTCAACAACCACAACCTTTAGATCCAGGTATAGAAAATTCTAAAGCTTTGATGGGCCAAACACTTAGAGCATTTAGAGGACAAAATCACATGGCACATATTGATGCTCACCAAGCAATGATGTCATCATTTTTAGTTAAAAATAATATGCAAACTTTAATGTTATTAGAGTCACATGTAATGGAACACGTTTCTTTACAAGCAAGAGAAGAAGTAGAAGAAGAAAATAGAGAAGCAATTGAGCAACAATCTGCTCAATATGGTGGTCAATTACCTCAAGAAATTCAAATGCAATTCCAAGAAATTATTGAAGCAAGAACTGCAGAGAAAATTGTTGAAATGACAGAGGAAATGATAGCCGAAGAACAAGAATATTTAGAATCTGAAAACGCTGATCCATTAATTGACTTAAAACAACAAGAAATTAACTTAAAAGCAATGGATAATGAGCGTAAGAAAAACTACGATGAGGTTCGTTTGGGCTTAGATCAAGCAAAATTACAACAAACAGCAGATTTAACTCAAGATAAAATAGATTCTCAGGAAGATATTGCTCAACTAAGAGCAAATGTTAACTTAGAAAAGGCAAATACGCCAAGAAAAGAGAAGATACAAAAAGATGTTGACTTCGAAGACTGATTTAGATCTTAAATTAGAAGAGTTTTTTATTTCTTTAATGCAGATGGTAGAAAAGTCTTCCAAAACATCTGAAGATAGTGTACTTTTAGCAGGCGCTATGATGAGCATGGCAAAAGTTTTATACTTTCAGGAGTTAGGACCGAAAGAAGGACAAGAAATACTCGATAAAGGCATTTTTGACTTTGTTGAGATACTAAAACCGACCATTCACTAGGAGATATTATGGCAAACACTCGCAGAATGAATAGATTAGAAGAACTTGGCAGAGTAGATGCCGAAAAAGCTTATACAAGAAAAGGTAAAAAAAACCTTAAAGCAGAAAAACATAGAATTGTTGGAGAATTAAAAAGAAAAAAAGGTGGATCAACTAAAAGAAGTATGGGTCCCGCTGATGGCAAAAGAATGCTGACACGACGAAAAAAATTAAGTGGTGCAATGGCAGAGCTTACAAGATTATTAGGTACGGCTAGAAAAAGAAAACCATTAACTGGTAGATCGGCTGCTGCAAAAAAAGCTGCTGGTAGATCTAAAAAAGTAGCTACAAGGATTGGTAAATTTAAACAAGGTAAAGGTAATCCTGCAGGTAAAGATATGAGCATGAGAGGTAAACTTTTTGGTGTTATGA